GGGCGTGTTGTCCACAGCTTTTTACACTCTGTGGATAACTTAATTGCGTACCTGCCGGGCTTTATCCACATCTACCAACGTTATATCTAGTAGCCCACAGCGTGTGCATTGTAGGCATTTAACGTTAGGTGGTAGGTGGTCAGATACTACGCGCTCTAGCTGTAGCGTTACGGTTTTGCATTGGCGGCAGTTAGCCTCAATATAAAGCATAGTTTTTAACCCCATTATCTAATAATTATTGGCTTAAAATATGGAAAAAAATCAGAGGCATTTACAAATACATATAGCTTTTTTAGCTCATCTTGTCCTGGGAAAGTGTACATAACTGGCCTTAAATCACGCAGCATTTCTACGTTTAGCATTAATAAACCGTCATCATATCTAATTAAAACCCTGTGGTATGAGTCTGGTAAATCCCTGTGTAAAGGCAATAAGCTCATCTGTTGCACCTTTGTAAAAGGTATTGGATAGGGCTCACTACTTGGCTTGTCTGCCCATTTTATCTCTAAATCGCCTATGTAGTTTTCACGGCCTAACCCTTGTATTTTATTTATGTGGTAATCAGTAAAATAAAACTTAGGCGTAGGGGTCAAAATCCAAGGGTATTTAGACATTAGGTACGCCGCCACTCTAGTTTGACGGTCTTGGCCTTGTTGCGTTTCTTTAATTGGTTGCACGGTCAGCCCTCTCAGTATCACTTAACAGCTCATCTGGTACAGGCTCACGCTCTGCTATGGGGTCTAGGTTACGCCCTGCATCTTGCATAACCTCTGTGTAATCATCTGGGGCTAACCACCTATCACCATATCGTTTTAGCCATAATGGCTGGCATTGACTAGCTTTTACCTTATGTGGGCATAAATAACCCTTGTAAGGCGTGCCAGTTTTATTTGACGTGCCTTCAATTAAAACTCTATGGCCGTGTTTACATATTGGCGGCTCTGGCATTGGTTCACCCGCCCCTAGCTTGGCCTTTAACGCGCTTATTGACTCAGCGGCGCTAGGTACTGCACCGCCTGCCCCGCGTGTCTGTAATGGGGCTTGGATAGCCTCTACCTTCTCCATATCTTGCCGTGTAGGCCTACCAACACCGCCCGGGCTTAGCAAGCCAATAACACGCCCATAGGCAGAGGTAACGCAATTTTCTACCCAAAAATTAGCATTTACGCCACGTTCTGACCTGACCTCTAACGCGTAATCTACAGCGCTTGGCTTATCATCTTCGTAGTTTTTATACGCCTCAGCTCTAATTAAGATATAACCGTTTTTTAAATCTATGTCCTCTATGTAGGCTACTAAGCGTAACCCGGGAAACTCAGCCCGCGCTCTTTTAATCCGCGCGTTTACATCTTCATAACCGTCTAAAAAGCTCATTTAGTCACCTCTTTAAGCGCCTTAGCTATATTGCGCCCTCTTAGGTAACCGTCACCGTGGCCCTCACGGTATCCCGTACGGTAGGCCGCTAACATAAATAGCCCTACTATTAGTACAGTTAATGTAATTACTGCTAAATCAGCTAACATAAATCACCCTTTGTTAAGGCTGATAAAACTACTACACTAAGTAGCCCTCTCAGCGTGTAGTAAAAGTATGACCTATACGTAAGACATATTGCTAGCTTTCTAGCGGCGTGTCTTTATTTGTGTCTTTATCAGCCTTAGATTTAAGCCCATTACCAGCAAGTACCCCGCCTAGAGCGCCTGTTAAAAATATAGCTAGGGTCTGTAACAGCTGTATAAAATCCCTATCATTTGGCGCTTGCTGGCCTATTGGCTGTGTTACAAATACTAGGGCATATACCGCGCCTGTAGTTATAGTTAAAAAAGTTACAGCTAAAACCGCGCCTATGAAAAAGATTAGCCGGGCGTGTATGTCCTCGGGGGCTAATTTTGTACGTTGTTTACTCATTAGGGTTAATTAAGTCCTTTGTACAAACGCCCGTTGCTCTGCATTGAGGCGGGTTACACTCTGGCTTTTCCCAGTTTTCATAGTTTTGGCACGGATACCTAACCCAGCCATTATAGCCGCACCCTGCTAAGAGCATTGTAAGTACCAGAGCCCCTAGCAGGGCACGCACTATTTAGCGCCTATGCCGTATTGCTTCTCGTTGGGCTGTACTGCCTTTACTAACGGCCCAATTAACCCAGCAATAAAGGCGTTAGCCAATACTTTAGGGTCTGTAATACCAGACATATAAAGAGCTGCAACGCTTGCTAGCGCGGCGCGCCCATAGCTGTATAACGCTGCCTCTATTTGTTTTTTATTCATTTACCTAACCTGCTCTGCCCCTTAGTCGGTTAGCCCTTTGCTTAACTTTAGTATGCGCTTAGCCGCTTTTTCTGCATTTATGCTAACCTCAAAGTGCATTTCATCTTTACGGTTACGGTAATCCCCGCCCCACGTTAGGCCATACTTTTTGGCTAGCGCTCTAATCATAGGTACTTTTTCGGCTGGAAACGTGCCCACAGCTGCTAGCGGGTGTTTAGTTGCGTTTAGGTCTATAGCTGTACCGCTGCTATGGCAGCTTAGGCGGTCTGTACTGCCGCGCACCATACGAAAAGCATAGCCCCACTCATCTAGCGCGCCCTCATCTATTGGCTCTATTAGCGCGTGAAACTCAGCGGCAAAACCTACTAACAAAGGTGCTACAGCCTCAGCGCATCTAAGTTTTCTATTAGTGCCGGGTACTTCATAACTCTTTATGCCAATTTCTGCCGGGTCTTTACTGGCAGGCCAGCCGTTATAACTTGTTAGCATTATTTAGTTATTTTGTTCCAAGACCGCTAAAATTGCCTTAGCCTTAGCGCACTCAACTATTTCAGTTTTTAATAAATTAGTAACTTGGTCAAATTGCTGCAAAATTGCTAGGCGCTCAAGTCTTTCCATAGGACATTTACGAGCTGCTTCTTGAGCTTCTACATTTTTTAAATGCACTAAATCATTATCCCAATTACCATCAAGAGTAGCTAATAAAGCATTGTAGGTTGCTATATTTGTTTCATAGCTTGCTACTTCTAATTGTCTAACCTCAAGTGGCGTTAATTGCACTACTTCATTTTCTTTAAGCATTGTTGTCCTTTTTATAGTGGTGAAAAAGCAACGCCTCTTGCGTTGCCAGTTGGAAGTGTTGCGGCATTTGCGTATTTAGTTCCAAAGCCTGATGACCAAGGGTAGGCGGTTATGTATGGTGATATATCATTTGTGGCAATAGCTAAAGATGCTCCGTCTGAGCTAAAAGATATACCAGCGCCTTCTGCCGCTGTTGGCAAACTTGCAGGATTAGCATATTTAGTTCCAAAACCAGATGACCAAGGGTAAGCGGTTACATATGGTGATGCATTGTGTGCAATAGCAATATCTGCACCATTAGGAGAAAAAGCCACACCTAAAGCAGCTCCTGTTGGTAGCGTTGCAGGATTAGCATATTTAGTTCCAAAACCAGGCGACCAAGGGTAAGCACTAACATATGGTGAACTATCGTGAGAGATAGCAATATGCGCGCTTGTAGGAGAAAAAGCAACACCATAGGCTGTGCCTGTTGGTAGCGTTGCAGGGTTTGCATATCTACTGCCAAATCCTGATGACCAAGCGTAAGTTGATATGTATGGGTCATATTGTTCGACTACTGCTATTGAATTGCCATTAGCAGCCCAACCCATACCGAAAGCAATACCACCACCGCTACAGGGCAAAGTTGCAGGATTAGCATATTTAGTTCCAAAACCAGATGACCAAGGATATGCAGTTATGAAAGGTGAACTTCTACTTGCAATAGCAATATCATTTCCGACAGGTCTAAAAGCTGCGCCTTCAGCAGTATCACCACCATAACCTACTGGGTCTGCATATTTACTACCAAAACCCGATGACGACCAAGGATAAGCACTTATGTAAGGGCTAGTGTGATGAGCTACTGCAATATCTGCACCTGTCGGCGACCAACTTACACTACGCCCAATGCCAGTAGGTAGCGTTGCAGGGTTTGCAACCTTAGTTCCAAATCCGGGCAACCAAGGATAAACATTAACATTGGGAGAAGCGGCAAAAGCTACGCCAATATAATTTACTTTACTTAGCTTACTACTAGCAATAATCCCAAGGATATTCATTACGCTATATCTCCTACAACCAAAAATGTATTTGAAGCGGTGCAGATAATGCTAGCTGCGCTTTGTTGCGCTCTAAGTTTAGGGGCGCTAGAGGTTGCACCTGTGCTAGTTATTGTTACACCTGCGCCTTGCGCTAGTGTTACTTGCCCTGCGCCTATCTGTGCTATGTTTATTACATCACCCGCGCTAAAAACGCTAGGCGGTACAGTTAAAGTAATTGGGCTTGCGTTATTAAGTGTTACTAGCTGGTTAAGGTTGCCTGCTACTAAGGTATAAGTAGTGCCTGTTTCTGCATCAAACTCTAATTTTAATCTAAGTACAGCTGTACCGCTGGTAACGCCGCCTGATAGCCCTGAGTCTGTGCCTGTAGTAATGCCCTCTATATCACCTGTTGCGCCGCTAGCAACCCACGCGCTACCTGTGTAATACCATAGGCTGTTATTATCTTTGGTGTATGCAAACTGACCTTCTTGCGGTGAAGTTATAGCAGAGTTTCTAGCAGCCTCACTAGCAAAAACTAAAATACCTTGCATTAAATAGCCGTTTACGTCGGCGGCTGTTAAAACCTCACCTGTGGTAAAAGTCTTAAATCCTAAGCCCGCTGCCATTGTTCCCCCTAATAGGCCAATACGCCGGTATCTAATACCCCGTATAGGCTTGAGTCTAGTATAAAGCCGTCTATTATCGGCTCTAGTGTGGTTAGTGTCGTTTTCCAGCTGTTAGGCGTAATTGCCATAGCTACGCCAAACACCTGTAAAGTCTTAGTTAAAGTAGATGACCCGGGCTGGTTTGTAGTAATAGTTATAGGGTCAAAAAAATCTAAATCTAGGGCGGCGATTATGCCGGCATTGTAGTTATCTGTGTATAAATCTAGGGTAATGGCATCGCATCTTATGGAGGTTTCTTTACGGCTAGCTACATAGGCTTGGGCGTAATCTAGGGCCGCTGCATCTGTCTGCATT